AGGGCAATTTGCGATCATTGATACCTACAATAGCGGTACTAAAGTAGCTACAGTAGTTAAAGAAACAACTGGAGCTGCTGGATGGGATCACATAATTCCAGGAACTACTATAGTCGCTCCTGACGCATCATCGACTTATGTGATAGAACCAAGATTATCTTTTAATAATCCAGGATTCACTGCATCAAGTCGAACTCTACCATCAAGCTCAACTTGGGTAGATGCAACTTACGGAGATATTGTTTCTACGTACACAGGATTATCGGGAACTACTTCTGGTACTGGCACCAGTGCAACATTTAATGTGGTAAAAAGAGGCAATGCTTATTTGATCAGCAAAGTAGCTTCTGGTGCAAATTATGATAGATTAGATACTATCACTATTTCCGGAACTAGCTTAGGCGGAGCATCAACAACCAACGATATTACTATAACTATTACAGCAGTTAATTCTGTTACCGGAGCTATACAGGCTTTCGATAGCGAGGGACAAGGAGCAGGAGGTAGTTTTGTTGCGATAGCATCAGGCACCAGCGATCTTGCATATTCGCTCAACGGCACATCGTGGACCGGTGTTACTTCAGGAATGCCAGCTTCTACTACTTGGGTTTCGGTTGCAGCGGGTAATATTACTACTGTTGACACTGCAGGATCATTTACGATTGGTAGATCGTACACGATATCTACTTTAGGCAGTACGGATTATGTCTTAGTCGGTGCTTCTGCTAACGCAGTTGGAATAAATTTTGTAGCTACAGGAGTCGGTACAGGTACAGGTACAGCAAGACCAAATCTTTCTGCTGTAGTTGCTATTTCTTCCACTGGTACTATATCTGCTTATTCTAGAAACGGCGGCCTAACTTGGTCATCGGGGGGAGCATTACCTGCTGGAATGTCTGGAACAGGAGTATCTGTTGCCTACGGTGCAGGACAATGGGTGGCTATTGGCACCGGCGGTGCTACAGCCTATTCGACGAACGGCGGAGCATCTTGGACAGCCGGCGGAGCATTACCTGCCGGAACATACACTAGCGTTGCCTACGGTGCCGGAAAATGGGTGGCTGTAGCTTCAGGCGGAACAGTAGCAGCCAGCTCAACAAACGGCGGAGTTAATTGGACCTTGAGAACATTGCCAAGCAGCAGTAACTGGACTAGTGTTACTTACGGTAACAACAGATTCGTTGCTGTTTCTAATTCTAGCGGTACTGTTGCTGCATATAGCTTAAACGGAACTACTTGGACAGCTAGCACCTTGCCCGCTACAGCCTCTTGGACCAGTATTAGTTACGGTCAAGGTGTGTTCTTAGCAGTAAGTCAATCTACTCAGGCAGCTAGTTCTGAGGATGGTGTGCATTGGACTTCGAGAACTATGAGCACAGCAGCCAACGGATTCAGCGCAGCGGTATTTGGCAATCCTAACAGAAGCGGCATTTGGGCAGCAGTTCAAAGAAGCACAGCTGGAACCGTAGCAAGTTCTGTATTGACTGGTGCAACTACAAAAGCAAGAGCTGTGGTAACGGATGAAAAGATTTCTGTAATCAGAATCACAGAGCCAGGATCGGGATACAGTACTGCTCCTACAATGACAATAACAGATTCTAACAATATCTACGAAGCACCATTTAGTGTAAGAAAAGGTGATGGAGTATTAGGTAATCCTTCGTTTAAAAATCGAGGAGCTGCTTATAGTCAAGCAGGTGCTGAGATAGATAGTGGAAATGGCTATGCAGATTTTTATCAACAAGGCTCATTTGTAGCAGTAAGACGACTAACTCAAGAACCTGTAGCAGGTTCGAACGTAGTGTTTTCTAATTTACCTGACAGAACATTTAAATTAGTTAATGTGATTTCTCGTTTAGGAGAGTTTGACGGCTCATATACAGCATTTTTTCAAATCAGCCCAAGTCTAACAGTTTCAGAAGCACCGGAACACGGTGACTCTATCACTACTAGAATCAGATATAGCCAAGTTCGACTAACAGGACATGATTTCTTAGATATTGGTACAGGAAACTTTACTGAGTCTAACTATCCAGGAACACCTACACAATCACCAATTCCTGCCAACGAAACTGTGGAAAATAATGGTGGTCGTGTGTTCTACACATCAACCGATCAAGACGGTAATTTCCGAGTTGGCGGCTTGTTCAGTATTGAACAAGCGACTGGTGTAGCTACATTAAATGCTGATGCATTTAATATTTCAGGACTGCAAGAACTTACATTAGGCTCAGTGGCGTTAGGAGGTGCTTCGGCAACAATTAACGAATTCAGCACTGATCCGTTTTTTACTGCTGATTCTGATAGCGTAGTACCAACACAACGTGCGATCAAAGCATATATTTCAGCACAGATTGGTGGTGGTGGTGCTAGCTTAAACGTTAACAGTATTACAGCAGGTTCTATTAAGATAGACAGTAATCAGATCACCAATGTTTCTGGAACAACTATCAAGATGAGAGCGCACTTTGAGTTCCAGGGCAGTGTATCAGGGTATCCAGTGGCTTGGAATTACTTTTTAGTATAAATACGATTGGAGAATAAATTATGCCAACATTACAAGGAAGATTAGGTACAGCGGATTTATCAGCGGCCACTAATACAACATTATACACCTGCCCTTCGGCAACATTCACAGTGTGTACAGTAAACGTTGTAAACAGAGGCGCTTCTGCTGCAAACATTAGAATAGCAATATGCGACACCTCTACACCGGGTGACGATGAATACATAGAATATGATGTATCTCTAGCTGCTAAAGGTGTATTAGAAAGAACAGGTATAGTAGTAGATGCTGGAAAACTAGTAGTAGTTAGGTCAAGCGCAGTCAGTGTGAATGCTGTAGCCTACGGCATCGAAACTCCTACTGCTTAATTAGAGGAATAAAATAATGACTCTTGCCATATTTTACTCCTACTGCTTAATTAGAGGAATAAAATATGGCAAGAGTCATTTCAGGCGGATCAGCAGGAGATCCAACAGTCGGTGGTATTACTGTTACCTCTCAGGCTACCGTATCCGCTAGCTCAAACGTTGACATCACATTAGATCCTCAAGGTACAGGTAGAGTTCTTATTGCAGGCGATATGCAACTGCAGGCGCAGGGCGACTTAAGATTTGCCGATGCAGATTCTTCTAATTATGTGGCATTCCAAGCACCCGGAACAGTTGCTTCAAATCTTACTTGGACATTACCTGCCGCAGACGGATCCAACGGACAATCATTGGTAACTAACGGTTCGGGAACATTGAGTTTTACAACTGTTGGCCCAGCGGTCACAGATAATACCAGCGATACTGGAACAAACTATATGTTGTTTGGTACCGTAACTTCTGGAAGTTTAACCGCAGCTCGTGTTTCATCTACAAAGGTAACATTCCAGCCAAGCACTGGTAGATTAACGACAACAGAAATTGAAACATCGGGTAGAGCCAATATCAAACACGTTGAAACATCAACTCAAACCGGCAACTATTCTGCTGCACTTACAGATGCAGGCGGCGTTGTATTTTTTAATAATACTTCAGCAGCTCAGATTACAGTCCCTGCCGACAGTACAACTAATTTTCCAGTAGGATCTTTCTTGTATATTTACAGAGGCAATACAGGAACAGTAGAGTTAGTTGCTGGGGGCGGTGTAACTCTAAGTAAAACAGGATTTTTAGCTTCAGGCGAACAGCTTTATCTAAGAAAACGAGCAGCCAATACGTGGGTAGTTGTTGATACTCCGCAAACTATTTCGTTTGCTGCTACCGGCGGCACTATTGCAACCGCTGGCGGATTTAGAACCCATTCATTTAACTCTACAGGCTCAAGTTCATTAGCCATTACTGTTACTTAATTAAATCTAAAATTCATAGCGATACTGATTCTGTCAGTGTCGCTATTGTTTTTTTCTACCATATGTAGTAGATTTGATCTAAAAATCAAAATCATCGATTCTTTTGGAGTATAAAAACAGCTTTTATATGAAGCCGATGTATAATTACCGGCATCGATAGGAAGTTGACACATATCTGCAAAAGATTCAATAGTTTTAAATAAAATATTTCCGCAATTATTATTTGCTTTAACATAGTAGACAAGACTAAAATGTGAATCACTGTGTTGATGATATTCTTGAAAACTTCCTATAGCTCCGATATTAAACCAAAGCTCGTCACAGCTAAGACTATCTAAGGATTTATTGATGCCGTACTGCCGAGAAAATTCTAATACTTTTAATTTACAGATATTAATCAGTTGATTTATTTGTTGATCATTATCAAGCTTATAATTAAATTTGCCCAACGTGTTGTACGTATCACAATTCCAAGTTGTACCTGTTAAGTTTTCATTATTTTTTTGAATATAGTAAGCTTTATTAGAAAAATAAGAATTTCTATCTTTGAATTCTTCTAAAACTTCATGAGAAATTAAAGTGGGGAACCAAGAGTCTATCATTTGAATTCTAAATAAGATTTATTAGAAAAACTTTTTAGCTGTGTTCTTTTTTCTTCCGGTAGTAATCCTAGCTGCTCTCTTTTATCAAATTTAAAATCGGCACAGGGACCATCTTGATTAACATAATGAAAAAACCCTTGTGCGTGCCAAACATCATCAGAATGATTCAGCGGATACCTCCAATGGGGTAAATCCATTCCTCGGTAAATTAACATATCACCTGGTTTAAGATCGGCAGGAAAATCGTTTGCGATGTAAATGGGCCAACTAAATGCGTTGTCATCGTAGCTGTAGTTAAAACACAAAGTACAGGAAATTTCACAAGATGGTCTATCGGTGTGCTTAACTAATTCTGCGCCGTTTCTATAAATCCTGTAATAAGAATAAGTAGGATGAAGTTTTAAACCAGTTGCTTCTTCCATAGTTTTTCGTAGATGTAGTAAAACTGTTTCCGTGACTGGATTAGCATAAGAAGCGTACGATCCGGGGACCTGAGCGTCCTCTCCGTTGATGCCAGGAACGAATCTTTGACTCTCATCAAATAACAATGTCTGTGTTACAAAATCTCTCAACTCATCAGATATTGCAGATCTAACTATGCAATAACCTTTTTTAGAAAATTCGTTTTGTGTACTCATATTTTATCCAAAGTATTTTTTAAAAGGGCAAGAAGATTTTTCTTCTATTGATGTTTGCAATTTCTTCTTTCTATTGTAAAATTTTACAGCATCATCTGAATTTCTTCTAAAAAGAAACCTATCTACGCCAAAAATTCTCAGCCATTCTTCTTTGCTTACTAAATGATTTTTTATTTTTATTTTTCTCTCAGTTAGAGGGTGCAGAATAGCCAACGGTGTTAACGGTGAAATATTTATTTTTTTACTCTGCAGTTGATTAACGATAAAAAAATTAATCTCTGTAGCGTGTTGAAATTTATAGTTTACGGTTGCTGGCAGTATCGTTAAATCGCATAGCAGATCCCTCATATTCCAAGTTGGCTGTGTCCAGGTAAAATAAATTTCTTCTTTGGTTCTAAAGGCCCACGGGCTAGTTATTTTGATATTTTTACCAGACTCGCCAGCAAATCCAAAAAACTGAGAAGGTTTGTGAGAGTTATCTGTATTAACATCTTGATTGCTGGCCTGCCATCTATACAATTCGGGATTCCCTTGTTCTAAAATATCTACATCCATTTCAAACCATGAAGGAATAACGATACCTTTTTTATAAAATTCAATAAATCCAGGACAATTTTTAATAGTAGCTTCGCTGTCAACATTCACAGCAGGAGTTTCTTTCCACCAATTCGGGACAAATTTTGTTGCATGATCTATTTTTGCATGATCGTAGACATACGGAACATGAGTAAAACAATCTAAAACGATTTCTTTAGATTTGTTAAAAATCATATTTGTCGATCTCTGATCCAAGTAACCAAGGCATATTTTGTTCCTTCGATTACGGGATGTGCTACGTGTGTATAAGCAAAATTACTAGGAAATAGAATTAACATTCCAGGCTGAGGCTTGATCTTTACACCAAAATGCGTAAATTCTAATTCTCCACCTTTGTAATCGTTGTTAAGGTATACTAAAGCAGATACTGCTCTAGCCATAGCTGTGCCGCCATCATAATGTGCCTTATATTCTTCTCCACCCCTATACTTTAATAAATTATAACCCTCGTGCCAAAAAGGTTCTTGTATGCCTAATCTCTTTGCATAAGGTATAGTTGACGCTAATAATAAAAGATTAAGTTGATTATGAATATTTTGCAGAACGGGGTTGCCGCTTACCTGAGCCAAATGTGTAATAGCCATCAACTTATTGGTTCTATAATTTTGAAAAGGCCCATCGGTTACAGTTCCTGCCTGTTCCCAAAAAGCTCCGCTGTCTGGATTGGATGCTTCTTCTTCGACCATCTTTATAGTTTCAGATGGATTCGGCCAAGCATTTTCAAAAATATCAATACAACCAGCTACTGTTGTGCTGGCTTTAATTTCTCCGGGAAATATCCCATTTACCATAGATGTCATAAATTATTCCTAATATTATATTTAAAGGCCGCTTTAACGATCAAAATCATTGTCAACTATTCTTTGATCCAGCACCATGTGTTGTCAAAACAACTAAGCTGTGCAGTAATATGTTTTTTATCTCTAAATTCGAGAACAGACTGTTGAATCAATACGCTGTCCCAATCGTGCCCAGAAAATAAGCCCCCAGTTTTCAGTTTCGGATACCATTCACAAAGGTCTTTGTCGCTTTGTTCTTTAGTCATATAAGTATCTATGAATATAAAATCGAAAGTTTCATCGTCGAATAATCCTAAAGCCTTTGAGCTATCCTCTTCAATTAATTCCGCTTTGTGATTATTATCACAAAATCTAATGTTGTGTATAGCAGTGTGTTTTATACAATCTACAGCTTTTTCGTCCCAGATAATAGGCGGATCTGCCAATCGATCAACATAAGGTAAAAATGCGTCTATTCCGTATAATTTTTTAATATTTGGACAATTTGATAAAAACGTGCAGAAAGTATGAGCCTTAAAAACTCCTAGTTCTAAACCTATGAGATTCGATCCTAATTTTAAATTTATTAGGTGCACCAAACTTTGGCCGTCATTGTACTTGTCGTTAAAAGAATAATTCAATTTTTCCATTTGTAATAATTAAAATTAATCACACATCTCACTTTCTCATTGGAACTAGTTGTTCCGGTATGTCGCATATCAGCGGGAAAAATAATCATCCTATTAGCTGTTGATTCGATAATTTCGCCCGATTCAAATTCAGTAAAACCATTGTTAGAATTTACGTAAAATATAGCAGTCTCACCGTTGAAATTTTCAAAATCCACGTGCATAGGATATTTGATTATATCCTGTGTTCTCGTAGTTAGGTTTGCTTTGATTCTCACTAATGCAGATGGGTTTAAAAAATTTATCAAAGGTTGCAATGCATCAATGTACCTGCTCTGCGCAGAATAGTTATTGTAAAAAATGTGCTGAAACTGAAAGTCAAATTCGTTGCCCTTATAATCACTGTAATTTTTACCTACTTTATAAGGAAAATAAAACCAAGGAAAATCGTTTCCTAGCAGAGATTGTTGCAGATGTGCAAGATCTGCATCAGCGAGTACATTGTCTTTTTTTACGATCATGGCTTTTATTTAACACTGCGAACCGCTAAAAAACGATAAATAGAAACTGTAATATGTTCATCAGTTTAATAGATAAATATCATATCACGGGAGTTAACCAATGCCATTTATAACTAGCATTAGAAAAAATCATCTACAAGAACAACCAAATACCGTAGATCTACCAAAAGATCTATGGATTATAGAAGGTGGAGATTCTGTAGTTACCGCAGGCGGATACAGAATTCATACATTTCTCAGAGGACAAAGCGAATTAAAAGTTCTACTTAATCCTAAATATCAACAGTACGCAGATAAAATCGCGCTCACATCAGGATCGTCTACTAAATCAGCAGATTATCTTGTGATCGGTGCAGGCGGTGGCGGTGGCTGCGATATCGGCGATGCTGGCGCAGGCGGTGGTGGTGGCGCAGGCGGATATGCTTCTGGAACTGTGACACTGGGTGCAGGAACCTATCCTACCAGTGTCGGAACTGGCGGCCCCGGCGCTCCTCCAAACACACGTAACCCAGGAGCCACTTACCAAGGCGGTGACACCACATTTGGCGGCCCAGCTCCCGTAACATCCACCGGTGGCGGCGGCGGCGGTAGTCCTAGTGCTAATGCTAATCCTGGCGGATCTGGAGGTGGTGCAGGCGCTAACCCTTCTTCACCAGGGAGTGGAACCCCGGGACAAGGAAATCCGGGAGGATCATCTGGTACTTTTTATGCAGCAGGTGGCGGCGGCTCAGGTGGCGGCGGTAATCCAACTCCGGGTGGTAATGGTGGTCCAGGCGGCAGCGGCACAACTTGGCCTGTTAACTCTTTAGTATATTCAGGCGGTGGCGGTGGCGGTGGCAGCGTTCCGAGAGGCCCGCAAGGCGGATCAGGTGGCTCTAGCGTGGGAGGTATTGGTGGCGGACCATCCTCTCCGCAGAGCAACGCAGGTCAGCCAGCACCTCAAGCCGGTGGAGATAACCGAGGTGGTGGCGGTGGTGGTGGTGGTGCAGCACCGGGACCTGTTGGTGGCAATGGAAGTCCTGGAGTGATCATCGTTAGATATACTTTCCCTTAATATGGCACAATTTAAAACGACCTATACGATACTTCAACGCCCAGATTACGACGAATTACATAATCGCAATATCTACGATTCTGATCGACCGACTTTCCCTCCACAGACCCAGTGGACCTATGATAGGGAGATGCAGATAGAAGATGTTGATATTTGGGAAGTTTTACATGAATCGTCTGGCGGGCTTGGAGTTTACGTCTCTTGGTCTCCGTACGCAGAGTTTTATATGATCACCACAGGATGGTATCCTAAACGTCCAGAAGAGTATGTCAATCAAAGAAAAATAGAAACCTATTACGGTCCAGGCGCTCAACAAAAAGTTTTAAAACGTGCTAGAGATTTTAATATGGTTTTAGAAACTCATAAAATCTGGGTAGACGACAGCGAGCTTTGGTTGTATCAATCAACACCGACACCAGTTCCTGCAAAAATTATCATATAAATGAGATTTAAAAGATTTGAAAATATTTTAAATTCTCCCTGGCATAGCGGTATATTTGATCCTCAGATAAAATCACTGCCCGTTTCCGAACCCTGGAAAGATACCAGGACTCCGACTATCGATGATATAGATATCTGGGAAGAGTTGCATTTTGAAGAAGGGAATCTAGGAGTGTATGCTGCGTGGCATCCTCATACAGAATTTTATATAATTACATATAACCTGTTCATGGATATGCAAAATGGTATAGAAAAATTTTTTGGACCCGATGCTGTAGATCAAGTGATCAACAGATGCAAAGATCTCGGAGTGACTCTAGAAAGCAAGCAGATCTGGGTAGACCCTAATCAATAATCCTAAAAAGAAATATCGTCTTATCTTTTATATCCCCGAATTTAATTTCTCGCCATTTGTTGGTACTACGATCTGTAACCAATTTAGCGTTAAATTCTTCTAGCCAAAGCTTTTTGAGTTCCTTGGTTTTGTTAAAATCTTCCTTGATTTTATCTAAAATGTGCTGATATTTTTTAATTACGATTCTGTTCCCTTTGACAAAAATAGGATTTATACTGTCTGAATTTTTATCATAAATTTTAATCGTTTTCGATGATTTGGACATAGTCGAATATTTATGGATCTCGAAAAATTGAATTAATATCATCTGATAAATAAGACTATGCAATCGATTGACATCCTAAGATTAACGCCCTACGGCACAGATTTTCTAGATAGAAAAGTAGGATCTAGAGGAGAAATTCTATACGACAGTGAAACTGGAACCGTTAGGATTTATTCCGGAGATCTAGCTGGCGGTATAGCTTTGTTACGAGCCGACCTCGATAATGTCGAAGGGTCACTGGGAGCTACTCCGGGACTGACCCCACCTAGCACAAATGTAAAACCCGGAAATTTATGGTTTAACACAGCCAACGGAAAACTATTCGTTTATTACAATGACGGATCTAGTTCTCAATGGGTGCAATCCCCATCTTTCTATTTTGGATCAGCGGCCTCAGGCGTAGCAGCCATTAATTTTCCCAGCAGCCCTACATTAAATCAAACCCACACCGATGGCGCGACCACTTGGAAGTGGAACGGCACATCTTGGGAACTGGCTAATATCACAGCACTGTCAGTGACTACTGTTTCTGCAAGTACAGGGTTTACTGGTAACTTACAGGGAAATGTCACTGGTAACTTACAGGGAAATGTCACTGGGAATGTTACCGGTCAAGTCAGTACTATTGCTAATCATAACTTAGACGGCCTAGGCGATGTCGTTGTAACGAATCCAACAAATGCACAGGTATTAGCCTGGAGCACTGCTAACAATAGATGGGAACCGTTGTCGTTCAGCGGATTCAGCGGCGGAACTGTACCTAACCCTATATTGATCACAGCAACAACTGTTAGTACAAGTTCTATAACAGGTGCTTTAAGGGTATCAGGTGGTGTTGGTATTTTAGATGATCTTTACATAGGAGGTCATTTAGCCGTAGAAGATGAATTTTTATCGTTAAGAACAAGATCTGAATTAAGATTTTATGATGAAGATAACAGCAATTATGTAGGATTTAAATCCCCTGCGACCATTGGATCAAATCTTATTTGGACACTGCCTGCCACAGACGGTGATTCTGGACAGTTTTTAAGAACCAATGGCGCAGGAGTGTTAAGCTGGGCCAGTGCCAGTGGTGGCGCAGGCGGCTCAACTCCTCCGGGCGGGTCAAATACTCATATTCAATTTAATGACAGCGGATCGTTCGGCGGCGACGGCAGCTTTACTTTCAATGTTGCTACAACCACAGTAAATATTCCTACTTTAATAGGTGCTGGTGTTGTAACATTTACTAACAACACAGTGTCGACGACAACTACCACCGGCGCTGTAAAAATTACTGGCGGTGTGGGCATACAAGGACAGATAAATGTAGGTGGTGCCACAAATAAATTTACTGCATCAACTACTTCAAGTTCTGCTACAACAGGTGCTGTTGTAGTAGCAGGAGGAGTGGGTATTGGCGGAACTGTGAATGTCACAGGAACAGTCAGCAGCGCAGCATCCCCTACAGTAGCATCTCATCTTACAACAAAGTCTTATGTAGATGCAGCAGTTTTAGCTTATTCAATAGCGTTCGGAGTTTAAGGAAAACAAATGGCAAAGAAACTCGTAAAAAATTATGTTTTTACACCCGGTGTAAGCTTAGACGCTAACCTTTATCCAGAAGGTTGGAGTTTAATTAATCAGAATCGACAATTCATTATCAAAGAAATCGTTGCATTTATAGACAATCAAGTAGACAGTGCTGAAAAATGTGAAAGAGACATCGAATATCTAGTAGATGCTGTTGGTTTTGATCTAACGTTAGGAACAAATTATAATTCTGTTTTCCAGGGTCTTGCTGAATATAACTCTGTTGATATTTCAGAGACTGTAGTAAGAACGATTAACAGAGCAAGAAATTATATTTTAACCATAAGTTCAGTAGCATCAAATGCTACAGCAGTAACTAGAGTAAATTCTTTTTTCAATGAAGTTATAGATATAGCTACTAACGGAAGAAATTCTGCAGATGCAATAACCTTTACAACACCCACATCAGGATCCACTGCCAGCGAAGTAGCTGCTAAAGATAGATTAGTTGCAAATATAAATTTCTTAGCTGCCGAAGTAAACGCTTGGGTAGCAGTAAACTATCCAGCTGCTGACCACGACGTTGCTAAGTGTACTCGAGATGTAAAATACGCTGTCAATGCTCTATGCTATGATATACTCTATGGCGGAAACAGTGCTACTTATGATCAGGCTAAATTTTTCTTCTACGGATTCGCTGCTGGCGGCCCAGGTATTGATCCAACGCACCAAGTAGCAACAGTAGCAGCCTACGGAAGATTAAAAACAATCGTAGGCCAAGTAGCAAGAGGAGATACAGTAACAGTCAGCACAGGCAATGCACTGACTCAAAACACATCTGGATCAAATGCCGATGCAGGTGAAGCGACAATATTAGAAAACCTAGTGCAGATCACAGCAGATGTAATCAATGCAGCTAACCAAGCAGCAGCACTGGCTGTACTAGCAGGTTATGGAAGAACACTGCCAGATGTTACCTGGGCAGCAGCAGGATTACAAAGTGCTAAAACAGCTATCGACTCTGCTAGAACCACCATCGTTACCACTGCTGTTGGATATACTGGTTATGTATACGATCAAGTCAAATGTGAAAGAGATACCGGGTATGTCATAGATGCATTACTGCACGATTTAAGATATGGCGGCAACGAAGAAATTAGATTCGTAGCCAGCCAGTATTGGGATGGAGACATTCCTCAAATCGACGGAACTAGATTTCCTGAATATGATGCTTATGAATTCGCACAAGATCTCATAATGCTCTATATTTTAGAAAATCAATTAGATGCCAATCCAGAGCAAGATATAGAAATACAGGTAATCGATAACGATCTAGCCACAGAATCGGGACCAGCTGACCGAGTTGAAGAATTATTAGGTTACATTATCAGTGTTATACAAAACGGTTTGAGTTCTTTACCTGAAGAAGAAGTAGCAGTGGGTAGAGTTGAAGTTTTAGGTAAGATAGAATTAGAAGATCTATTGTTGATATCAAACGTCACAGATAACGTCGTAATCTACAACTTTGCTGAACCAACTAAAGGTGCAACTGTAACATTTACTGAAGGTAATTCAGATGCGTATCCGAACGCACTATCGGTAAACAACGGTGTTACAGTAATTAAATTCAAAAACGATACCAGTTCGATGTCGTCTACAGACAGCATTCAGGTATTTTTAGAAAATACAGAACTTAAAGTAAGACCGTATGATTTTGGCACAGATGCTATCGAACGTATGCGTGTGGCACAACCTCAGGCCATGCTTGATGCTGACTTTGAATACGGTCTACAACCTACTAAGTGGCAAGCGATTGGTACACAACGCGGGTATCCGTCAACCTACGAATTAAGTGCTTCGGATATTCCGGTCAGTAACATTACCACAGATGCCAGCACCCCAACCAGCGGAGTTGGTGCCAGTTTAATATCTGTTACTACTCAATCTAGTCATGGCTTAACTGCAGGAACACCAATTACCCTTAGAGCTCTTTCGTCATCGATCACAGGATTTGCCAGAGCAGAAGGAACTTTTTTAATTTTTGATGTACCATCTACAGCAGTTTTTAGATACTACGCTAAAGCCAAAGTAGGAACATCGTCGGGTCAGGTATTGGCCACATCAAACAGTCAGCTTCGCCAAGCAGGATTTTATTCAGGTGCATCAGTAGGTACAGCTTCTATCTCAGTAGCATCAAATGGATCTAGCGGAACACTGACCACAGCAGCGTTGAGAACAGAAAGCGGCGGCAATACACTGTCATATGTAGGCACTCCTCCGCCGGTCGGATCTCCGTTATCCGGAACAGGAATAGCCACAGGTACACAGGTAACTGGTATTTTTGGAGATATCAACAGTGACGGTATTCAAGATTATAAATTTGTAAGAACTACATACTCTCCAGGTGCCACAGCCATTGACGTTATTGATACGTTAGGTTTAGAAGCTGGAATGGCCGTAGGTAATGAAGCAGCGACTAATCTATTAAGAGAAATCACTTCAATAGTTGGAACCACACTCAATCTTAGCGGTTCTGTGACCGTAGGACATACCGGAGACGAAAGTAGTTATACTGGAAGTTTATCAACTGTGACACCATCTGGATCTAATTGCTTTCTAAATATTAATGTCACTGCCGGCACTTACTCTGTGGGCGGTATCGGCGGGTCTGGTGGCGGAACAGATTGGCAACAAGGCGATACTCTGTTGATCACAGGAGATAATCTAGGTGGCACTTCGCCTACCAACGATCTATATCTCAACGTTGACACTGTGTCTGTTGGTGCTGTAACTGCGGTAACGATCATCCAAGGCACGGGCACAGGTACTGCTTCTTTTACAGATATCGAAGCATTTAGCACAGGAGCCAGAGGCACAGGCGGCGGAAATTTCACTATCGATCGAGCAGCCGGCAGTTATGAATGTTCTACCTTCCCAACTACAGGATCTAGCAAATATTACGTAGGAAATAGATATAAAGTAGCAGGAACAAACTTTGAAGGTACTTCGCCTACTAACGATGTCTTTATTACAGTGACTTCAGTCAGCGGAACCGAACTAGCAGGAGTAAGCGTATCAGGAACTGCGGCCAGAGGTGATCAAATTCCTATTTACAATACTATTACTATATCGGCAAATACTACCGCTAATGTCAATGCAAGCAGCTCTATTACATACAGCGCCATCGCTATTATACAAATAGATTTCGCTTCTAATCACGGATTAGTTCCAGGAAATTCTATAAACGTTGCTATTTCAAGTGCTGGAACCAATCATCAACTGGCTGCGGGCCCTTTCTCAGTAGAAGCCATCCCCAGTTTGACCAGCATACAATATACCTGTAGAGCTCCGGGTACTGTAAGTACATCAACACCAGTATTAGGAACAGTGTATGTAAGACCAGATACATTCTTTACTCATAGACCGTTTGACGGTGGTGTTCAATTAGGCACAGGAGGTCCCCAGCACGGCGGACAGGCAATACGTCAGAGTAAAAAATACATACGATACCAGTCTGGTAAAGGAGCTATGTACAACACCGGTGCATTGTTTGCACCTAGCTACGATCTAAGGTCAGTTACCGCAGCCAGCACAGCTCAAGGAGCAATAATCACTGTGGTCACCGACGATGTGGATCACGGTGTGCAGGCAGGTGCAAGAGTTAGACTAAGCGGGCTTCAAACAACAGGTTATAACGGAGATTACACCGTAACGGAAATCGAAGATGAAAGAACATTTAGAGTCACAGCCTTAACACAGCTAGGCAGCACCACTGCAACTATCGGATCTCAATGCCAGATGTCTCTGCTTAACTGGCACGGAGCAGTGGTTAGGTCGGGACCGTTTGACGATCAGAACGGGATCTTCTTCCAATACGACGGAAATCAATTATCCGTAGGAAGGAGAACCAGCACTTTCCAAATTGCCGGAACTATAGCTATCAATTCTAACAGTAACACGGTAACAGGAACTAACAGTAGATTTAGAGACCAATTACAAGAAGGCGATAGGATCGTTATTAGAGGAATGACACACGTTGTTTCTAAGATTGATTCTAATACCAGTATGTATGTGACTCCTGATTTCAGAGGAGTTAGTAATATATCAGGTGTAAAAGTTTGTAAGGTCCAAGACCTAATCATTCCTCAATCACAATGGAACCTAGATAAATGCGACGGTACTGGACCTTCGGGATATAACATTGATGTTACAAAGATGCAGATGATTGGTATACAGTTCAGCTGGTACGGTGCTGGATTTATTGACTGGATGCTAAGAGGACCAAACGGCGATTATGTATTCTGTCATAGATTAAAAGGTAATAACTTAAACTCAGAAGCTTATATGAGAACTGGTAACGGACCAGTGAGATATGAAGTTTTAAACGAAAGCGCAAGATCTAGATTAGCAGCATCCATCAGCGATGAGCAAAATTTTCTAGAACTAGATGATGTATCAGATTTTCCTAACAGCGGAACTGTGTATGTGGATAACGAACTTATCAGTTTCAGCGGCAGGAGTGTTAGTCAAAATTATCTAACTGGATGTACACGTTCGGCCAGCTTAACAAATTATGCTGCAGGCGCGGTACGAACTTACACAGCAGGTGATGCAGCAGCACACGATAGTCGAGCAGGAGCTGTTTTGGTTTCCTGTACAACCAGTCCAATTATCAGCCACTGGGGTTCCGCTTATCTAATAGATGGAAACTTTGATTCTGATCGAGGATACATTTTTAACTACGCTGCTACGGGAGTTTCAGCTACTCTAGATAAAAAGACCGCATTCTTCATTAGATTGGCTCCCAGCGTTAGCAATGCTGTAGTCGGTGATCTAGGAGAAAGAGAACTATTAAATCGAGCACAATTATTACTGTCACAGTTATCTATCACTTCCGACACTGTCTCAGGCGGCGGCGCGATTGTTGTTGAGGGTATTTTGAATCCAACAAATTATCCAATCGACCCAAGTAAAATTACCTGGAACGGTCTACAGGCAGCAGCCGCCGGTGGACAACCTAGTTTTGCACAGGTCGCCCTAGGTGGTTCAGTAGACTGGGGAGCAAGCTCGACTACCAGTACTGCTACAGTACAAGGAGCCCTAACTACCACAGCCAACGCTGTGTCATTTAATGCGATAACTCAAACATTGACTGCACGTTGGTGGGATCCGGACGTAGCACCAAACAATCCTTATCAAAGCAGAGGCGCTTTCAGTAACAACCTTGCTATAGATAATGGTTCTAGCGACTCCAGAAGAGAGCTATTTGTAAGAACTACCGATTTCGATGCTGCAGGCACTACGATCGCAGTAGGAGATGAATTAAGCAATGCCAGCAGCGGAGCATTTAGAAATAACACGAATATTTCTCAGATACAGCGAAATTATGTCACAGTTAGCGGAACAAATTATACCAGAATCGTCTTCGATGAAGATATTCAAACATCTTCATCTAGCAATACAGATGTGACTTTTACAGTGACTAGTTCTATCGCAGCTGAATATAACAGAGCGATCAGGACTAGCAGGAGCTCGATATTGATTGCTGATTCAGCAGTGACCAGTTCGGGATTAGCTATCAACGACACTGTGAGCAATGCTACATATATGTCCAGTGCTAGAACTATTAACAGTATCACTACTGCATACTTTAAAACATCCAGCACCACGTATTCGTTGTTGAGTCTCAGCAGCAGCGGATCGAGCGATAGTCCAAGCGGAGCAGGAACTCAAAGTATGACCATAACCGCTTTCCAAACTGCGGCCAGCTACAGCGGTTCAAACTATGTATTCTTTACCAGTACAAGCTGGGAAGCATCTGGAGCAGCATTGAGCACTCGAGTAGCTACTACTGATACTAAGTTTCCAGCCGGTACAACAGTCACTGGTATCACTGCAAGAAGCTTAGGCGCCACTACAGTTTATAGAGTTAACTTCAGTCAAACTTTATCGTCTACTGCGTCTGCAGCGGGAACAGTAACATTCCAATTTGGTGCTGCGTATGCCCTGCCAGGCGAACAGGTATTTTCATTCATCAGTAATCCCGGAGCTACCGATGTGCTAGATCTGTCACAATTGAAAGAATTAGGAACCACTGCTATCGGCGGTAGAGGTACGTTCCCTAATGGTCCTGATACATTGGCTATCAACGTTTACAAGGTCAGCGGATCTGCTACTAATGTTAACCTAATTTTACGTTGGGGTGAAGCTCAGGCTTAATTGTTTTAGGAAGAATAATCTCTCAATTTTTTGAGAATTTTCTTCCTAATTTCTGTGATATTAGATTTGATCTCATTGACTCCCACGGGCATATGATGGGACGTTGCAAGTTCTTGATGTTGGTTATCTAGTCTTCTTACTTCGTTGACCAACTTGTTTAACAATTCCTGTAATTCCGTTTTGATACCGTTATCTTCAATACCGTCGATCTTAGTCTTCCATCCGCGGTACTCTGATTGAAATCTTTCATTTTTTAACAGTGACAGCATCGTCTAACTCCAATATAGTTTCTATTTTAGTTCTTATAATTTGATTATTTAATGTGGTTTTCAAACCATTATGCAAATTCTTAGGCAAGTGGTCTAACTGTGCCCAGCACAGCGTGGGAGCGGCAGTGGTAAGGAACTCTTGATCAACTAAGCAAACATATGTTCCATATTCAAAACCTCGATCTTCGCTGAGATACAACTCTATAGGTATTAATCTACCATCACTGTAATCAGAAATCAAGTCTTGAGAGTCTTCTAAAAGATTTGATTTACGACCAAAAGTAGGAACTGTCCAGCGAGAATCTTCGTCTATTAACAATATACGACCTGTGTTCTTGGCTAGAAATAATAGTCCTGCTCTCTGTTGCATACTCATACTTATTATGCATCTAGATCGAATCTCCAGAACCCGGCAGTATATTCGCCTTCGAAGCTCTTTAACCATTGTTGACCATCCCACTTATACTGGATGCCTGTGGTCAAATTGGTTACGTAATTATTTTCATTTTGTTCGGTTGGAGTAAAAACAGTGACCCACTCGTCACCGTTCCATTCTATGATTGAATTTTCTAAGATTTCGGGATCAGAACTGTCTAGATTTTTCCAAGCATCAGGACCGTCATAGCCAGACTGTCCCCTGTTTACACTGCTGTTCACAGCGTCTAACATCAAATATCTAGTGCCTACAGGTATATTAGCTATACCATTGAATGTCTTTTTAGGATTAAAATTGTAAGGATCTATTATGGCAGTTAACGCATCTAAAGTATTGGACGGTACAGTATCTCTGTCAATGGTAACTGACAGGTAGTTAGGATCTATGGCATTTACTGTAAAGGTACCAGTAACTTCGTAACCGCTAGGCTGTAAAAAATGTATTTTACTTAATCCCGCTATATAGCCACCTTGCTGCTCAAATATAACTTCCCAATTTATATCCTTACCAAATTTATTTGTAAGAGGTATCCGTAGCACATTGGCTATTTGATCTACATCTAAAATAGAAACGTTATATAAGTTAGGTATGCTAGGATTGTTTGCGCTCAGTAGAAGTACGCTGTAATTATCGTTAGTTCTGCGTACAGAATTGTCTGTGCCTCTATTACCTAAATTAAATGAAAGGTCGTTGAGATTAAGAACATCGCCGTTTTCAGAAAACACATTAGAGATCACAGACCTTACTATGCCCAATCTCTTGACCTTAGCAGGCGGAGTGATCCATACAGGCATTTCAAATTCTAAAGTACAGATATCTATTTCTGACTCTGCTCCCTGAGGTATAGTCCTCGAACTGAAATTAATATTATTGATATAGATAACACTTAAACTAGTCCAATCTAGATAATTATCAGTGGTCTGTATTTCTAAACTAGGATTAAACAGCACTAAAATCTGTTCTAGTATCTGTAATTTTTGATCAGTGTTAGATGTCCATATGTCGCACTTCATAGTAAGTTTAAACGGAGTCGGCATGAGTCTTTCTACGGTATAGCCCCCACCTTGATTACCACTATACACAGGATCTCCCGTGTTATCAAATTCATAAGATCGTTCTCTGATCTGGACTTTGCTAATAAAAGTTGGATCTGCTAATCGTGATGTATCTAACTCAAGCCCCGAAATATAACAAGCGACCTTTGGAACCGTAGACATTTTATTTTCAGAATTGTCTTTGATAATTCCAGCTACCTGTCTGGTCATGTCTCCGTACATCACAGGAATGTGTCTTTCCTCAGGAACCGATCCTCCTGTTTTATATTTGAATCCTATGAACACACGCATGAACTGCGTGACATATCTTCTTATCTGTCCGTCGTAGAAGTAATCCATTATGAATCTGCCTTGGGTCTTAGAGCTTTACTAAGGCTCTGTTTTTCTTTAACTGTTTTACCATTGATAACATCAGTTTTTTGATTATTAATAAAACCAGTTTTTTGTGTATATCTAGCTTCCTTGCCTTCAAACATATCACCGCTTTCTTGTACGTCGTCTGGGCCGAGGTTACTCATTGTCATTCTAACCTGATCTTCAAATTTAATCCATCTAGTACCACTGAATCTAAACAAACGTTTAGGCATAAAATCTAATCTTAAACAAAATTGTCCTTCGACAGGATTCGCAGGAAATCCTGCACCTGCAGAGAAAGGAGCCCCATTTGGAGGCAGTCCGTCTCCCAACAAGTAACTGTCATAACCTTCGCTGGTAGGACTCTGTATCGATGTCGACGCAGTGGCTCCTACATAAATCGGATCTCCATTTTCATCAAACACAAGATTGCCGTATTCATCTGTGGCCTGTGTTTCTCTAGACGCATCTATTTGTGTGGTATCTACGCTGACCAATTCAGTGCGGCCATCATTATTTTTCTGTATATGATAATATTTGCTAGTATCATATCCGCTGCGAGGAGCATCTGATTCTGCCTGATCAAGAACTGCCTGAGTGATCTGCATTTCTTTTTCATAGGTACTCATTATGTCTCTGAGCGTTTGATCACTGCCTTCGCCGGCTAATCCATCTAATATTTCTTTGAATTCTTGACTATCAACTAACGGCTTACATTTAGCACGATAGAGATGTGGATACCAAGTTACTGAGAACCCTTCAGCAGCTCTTGAAATTTCTTCAATCACATAAAATCTTTTAAGGGAGAATTGAAAATCGTTTAGTGCAAATTGGTCCTTTAGATGCGGTAACTCTATAACATCGCCTGCTATCAATTTTCTGCCTATTTTTTCAACAGTATCATTGATGTGAAAACTTATAAAAATCGTATCATTCTGTAGAAATAATCCAAACTGACTAAGATTAAAATCAGTGTCTTGTATATTATAGACCCCTCTAAGGACATAGATATCGGGATCGTATTTTCTATCTCTATTTTCTAAAAAAAGCAAATCCTGTATATTACTCACACTGGTATTAGCATAATCCGGTGTAGTCGGAGTATCTTCAGCCGGGGTTCCTGGACCTATGTATTTGTGAACAAAAACGTCAGTACCGCCAACCTGGAACATTTCCCAGATATTTTTGTCGATAAACTTATAGTCGTTGCCCTTTTCTGGGCGATAAAGCGAGAGTCTTGGCATAGTCTTATATTTACCGCTACGATAAATAGTTGTATGAGCCAAACTAACCAGATCAAACAAGGTGTCTACGATTACTGCAGAACTATGCTAGGCGACGGCATGGTTGATGTTGAGTTAGATCCTATTCATTATGAAACTGCGCTAAACAGAGCTTTATCTGTTTTTAGACAACGTAGCGATAATTCTGTAGAAGAATCGTACATATTTTTAAACTTACAACCCGATGTAAACGAGTATACCTTACCCCAAGAAATACAACAGATTAGACAGATTTTCCGTAGAAGTGTAGGTTCCCGGACAGGCGGGGGAACAGGTGGAACAGTGTTCGAGCCATTCAATCTTGCCTATTCAAATACATATCTATTGAGCTCAACTAATATGGGCGGACTATTAACCTATGAACTGTTCTCAGGATATCAAGAACTGGTAGGAAAAATGTTTGGTAGTTTTATTAATTTTACGTGGCAACCTGAAAGCAGAAAATTAGTAATACATCAACGTCCTAGAACAGAAGAAAGTGTAATGATTCAGGCTTACAATACCAAACCGGATACTACTATAATACAAGACGTATATGCCGGACAATGGGTCAAAGATTATTCATTGGCTAATTGTAAAATGATGCTCGGCCAGGCCCGCAGTAAGTTTGGACAGATAGCTGGACCACAGGGTGGCACACAACTTAACGGTACAGCATTGATCGGTGAAGCTCAAACCGAAATGGAAAAACTCGTAGACGATCTAATGAAGTTAGTTCCAGGCGGATCTGGCTACACATTTATCATCGGTTGACCTTAACGGAGTATACCTGCTATAATGTCTTTAATCGGAGGACATTATGATCATAGGTATTTGCGGATTTATTGGCAGCGGCAAAGACACAGTCGCTGACTATCTAGTTAACTTTCACGAATTTAGACGCGAGTCATTTGCCAGCACTCTCAAAGATGCTGTAAGCGCGGTGTTTGGATGGGACCGGACGCTGTTAGAAGGGCGTACTAAGGAGGCCCGAGAGTGGCGAGAACAAGTAGACCCGTGGTGGGCAGAACGTCTAGATATGCCTACACTGACTCCTAGGTGGGTACTACAATATTGGGGTACAGAAGTCTGTCGTAAAGGTTTTCACGACGATATCTGGATTGCTAGTTTAGAAAATAAACTCCGCAATAGTAAAGATCATGTAGTAATTTCCGACTGTCGGTTCCCTAACGAAATTGTCAGTATTCGCAATGCTGGCGGACAAATTGTTTGGGTACAAAGAGGAGATCTGCCCGAGTGGTATGATGTTGCTATCGCTGCGAATCAAGGTTATAATTGGGCAGTCCAAGAACTCAAGATGCGTAAAATTCACGCTAGCGAAACGGCCTGGGTCGGCACAGAGTTCGACCATTTGATAGATAATAATGGTACTATAGATGACCTATATAATCAGGCAAAATTAATTGTCAGCAATGAGATCACCCTGGCGCCAAGTTATTCCCTCCTTGCCAAGGATCTGAGCACAGTTACAACAGACAGTTTTTAAATTGCTGTAACGGCAGTTATCCAGATTGCCATCGATGTGAAATACTCTAAATACTTCTCTGTGCGGTGATTTAAAACCGCACTTTTCACATTGCTGCTTCATTTTATAGCCTGATCTAAACCACCTCGGGATACCATGATATACTCCGTGGGACAGGCATATCTCGCACAGACTTCGGTAATAGACTTTACCGTCTTTTTTATAGTTAACGGCTCGAGGTCTATATCCACACTTACATAACGGTCTCATAGAAATATTTACACCTTTTTTGCCCCTTTTTATCTGACTCAAACCGGCCAAAATTATAAAAAGGTGCTAAATACTTTGACATAAGATTAACCCCAGGAGATATTCGAATGGCACTAACATCACCAGGCGTACAAGTTACAGTTATCGACGAGAGTTTTTACACACCTGCAGAACCAGGCACAACTCCGTTGATCGTAATTGCGACGGCCGAGAATAAATCAAATGCAGCTGGGACAGCCACCGCTGCTGCAACAACACAAGCAAATGCAGGAAAAGCATTTAAAGTAACTAGTCAGAGAGATCTAGTTGAAAATTTTGGTGTACCTTTCTTTGAAAAGACAGCAAGTTCTGCACCAATACACGGCTCTGAGAGAAACGAATACGGACTGCTTACTGCATACAGCTACTTAGGAGCTTCGAATTCAGCGTTCATTGTAAGAGCCAATATCGATCTCGACGAATTAGAAGGTGCATCAGCAGCCCCGGGAGCAGAACCAGCAGATGGAAAATGGTGGGTAGATACTCAAGCAACTACCTGGGGTATCCAAGAATGGAACGGCGCGGCCGCAACAGTGACAGGCGGTCAAAAGTTTACAAACAAAGTACCTTTAGTGTTTACCAATGACGAAGTTGATCAAATTGACAGCAATGGACCTAAGTCATCAGTTGGTGCAATAGGAGATTATGCTGTAGTGTTTGAGACCATCGGCGACGATGGTACATATACAACAAAATCTGTAGGTAGTTTCGGTGATAAAGAACCAGCAAGAATTTGGTATAAGTCGCCAGGCGGCACATACTCAGGCAACACACTAATCGCAGCAGGCGACTGGGTGCTAGTCGGCAGTCCAGAATGGAAAGCCAGCTGGGCTACTGTTTCCGGCACAGCAGTTAATACTACATTAACTACTGGTCAAACTTTTTTTATCAACGGCAATTTTGTAGCAATTGGCGCAGGCGCAAATACTAATGCCAAGCTAACAGCAACAGCCAATACTATTAACACAGATCCTGCTTTTTACGGACAAGGTATCAGCGCCAAGAGAGTTGGTTCAGCACTTTACATATATTCAGACGGCTCGGCAACATTTGATACAGGTGGTGATTCAAGTCAGACCGGTGTCATAGAAATCCAAGCCGGCACAGGCGGATCTGCTCTATTAACTGCACTAGGATACAGTGCCAAAGAGTATTATCCTCCAAGACTTCAAATTAGTCCACACACAACAGTTCCTCAATGGAAAACAGCCAGCGACGAACCAAGACCAAGCGGTTCTGCTTGGATCAAGACCACTGAGCCGGCTAACGGAGCACGTTGGAGAGTAAAACGTTGGAGCTCTGCAACTAAAACGTGGCAAGCCATTTCAGCACCACTTTACGCTACAGGTCATGCAGCACTTTATTATCTAGATAGATCAGGCGGCGGTGTTAATTTAGCCAAAGACGATGTCTATGTACAATTCAACAGTGACGAAACTTCTACAGCGGCTACTCCAGCAGTGGCTAAATTTAGAGTGTTCCATAGAAAAGCCACAGGAAATACAGAAATTGTTTCCGAAGTAATTACCGACGCAACATTTAGTTCTGGCAGCAAGAGCTTTACAATGAAACAATCTCGTACAGGAAGTCTTACACTAGATTCTGTCGCAGTTTCGTTTACCGCTACAGCAGATGCCACAGACGTTGAACTAATTGCTACTGCTATCAATGGTGCAGATTTTGGTGTAGATTCCAACGGTGATCAAATTACAAATCTCGTCGAAGCCAGCGTAACTGCTGAAAATGAACTAAAAATAGTTCACAAGAAAGGCGGTGAGATCAGATTTACTGACGGCAGCGGAACTCCAATCGCATTACTATTTGCTGACTATAATCTAGATACAGGCGCAGGTACAGCTAATTTCTATGCATTGCCAGACGATGCAGTTGAAGAATACGTAGCTTCTAATTGGGAACCATTAGCAGCTGAAGATTTTGCAGCCAGCGGTGATGCACCATTAGATGAACCAGAAGACGGAAGACTATGGTATAATCCAGATTTCGGCGATGCTGATATGATGTATCACAACGGTACAACTTGGGTTGGATATAGAGATGCAACAGCATATCCTAATTCAGATCCTAATGGTCCTCAAGTAGGCGCTACTGAGCCTACTACTCAAAGCGATGGCACACCATTAGTTAACGGCGACCTTTGGATCAGCACAGCTGATCTAGAAAATTTCCCAACTATCTATCGCTGGGATGCCGTAGCAGATTTAGAATGGAAATTAGTAGATAAAACTGATCAACAAACTGAAGAAGGCGTGTTATTCGCAGATGCTAGATACGGCACAAGCGGCGCAACAGGAAATACTGCGGCCACTATCAAAGCATTGTTAACAAATAATTATTTAGATCCAGATGCACCTGATCCAGATCTATATCCACGTGGTATGATGTTGTACAATACACGTAGAAGTGGTGGTAATGTCAAGCGTTATGAAAACAGCTATATTGACACTGCTGCAGATAACGGACGATACAACGACGAATCAATGTCAGGATATGCTACTGATCGTTGGGTAACAGCTTCTGCTAACAACGAAGACGGTTCTGGCAGCTTTGGACGTAAAGCACAGCGTCAGGTTGTGGTAGCAGCACTTAAGAGTGTTATCGATACCAGCGAAGAGATCCGCGACGAAGAGCGCAGAAACTTTAACTTGATGGCTTGCCCAGGATATCCAGAAGTTCTAAGCAACTTGGTTAATCTAAACATTGATAGAGGTATTACTGCATTTGTAGTTGGGGACACTCCACTACGCCTAGCATCAGATGCTACTACCTTAACAAATTGGGGTACTAATGCAGCTCTAGTAACTGACAACGGCGACGATGGTATTGTTACCTATGACGAATATTGTGCAGTCTACTATCCAAATGGATTTACTACAGATCTAAGCGGAGCTAATGCTGTTGTACCAGCAAGTCATATGATGCTAAGAACTATCGCTCTAAGCGATGCTGTTAGCTATCCTTGGTTTGCACCAGCAGGTACAAGAAGAGGCGGC